TTGACTCCGTTGAAAGCCAAGTTTGCGGCGGTTAATGCTGTGAGTGGGTCTATCAACACTATACTCCACTAGCAGAACTTCCGTCTAAACTAATGCTGGGCCAATCAGACCACGTTCTTGGATCTGCACTACCTATTGTGGCAGGGACATTTCTTAATGCTTGTCTGTATGTAGCCATAGCACTAGGCATAGCTGTACCTGCTTCTGCTTTTCTAATTGCAGCCCAATCTGTATCTTTTAACATATTATCTCTTTGAGAACGTATTTGAGACATGGCATTGTTTTTAGCTGAAGTTATTTCATCTGCAGTCATATCTGTTTTTTCTACAGTAAATACATATGTACCAGATACATAAGGTGTAGCACCTGTTAGTCGTTCTGTTAAAACATTATAAGGTTTATGTTTGTTTATTTTTTTATACCCTCTAAGGGCTAATTGTTCATCGGTAGGTACACTACGAAATACTTTCGTGTAATGCACTATTTCACGAACAATATTTCCATCTACTTTTGCAATATACATTTTGTCTCCTATTTGTTAGCAAAGGCTTTTGTTGGGGCTGTAAAGTCTGAAGTGTATCTAGCAACTCCTTTTGTAAGTCTAAATTCATCTATATATCCATTTAATCTTCTGTTATAACCACCACCAATATCTCCAATGCTCAAAGCAACAGTTGCGTTATAATAATCATTTGTATCACTTGTAGCAGTTGAACCAAGTTGAGTGCCATTAATAAATAATTTTGTGTTATTACTAGAATCTCTAGCAAGAGCAACATGATACCATTGTCCTGTTGAATACGACCAAGCTGTACTTATATTTGCAGTTGCACCTTGAACAAATTGAAAATTACCATTAAATAGCTGTCCATAATATCCACTTGTGCCGTTACCAAAAAATCCATGATTTCCTGTAGCATTGAAGTAAACAAAAAATTCTATTGTAAATTCTCCAGTTCTAGGTTGTTGCATAGGAGAATTAACCATTTTAATTTCATCAGTAGTGCCATCAAATAAAATACTACCAGTACCAAACTTAACTTGTTGTCCTGAGATCCTTGTATTACTTTCTGTCTCAAGGTTGTTTTTCATGGTGTGGTCAATGATACCTGCGTTATTAAAGTTTGCAAGAAATACAGTATTTGCATGAGCAGTAATTGGGGCTGTTGGGGCAGTAAACGTAGTCCCATCATCGTATTTACAAACACCTCTAACAAAATTAAAATTTGAAATATAACCTGCAAAATAAGAAGCATCATAAGCTCCTACTCTACCTAGTGCTAAAACCCCTGTTGAATTTGTAAGTGCATTAGAAGCACCTATATCTGTAGAGTCTTGTTGCACACCATTGTAATAGATTCTTATGTTTGCTCCCTGCCTAACAAAAGCTAAATGCACCCACTCATTTGCTTTAGGAGCGGTTGCACTTGCACTACCATGACCTGTCCAAGCATATAAATTACCACTACTTACATATAGTTGAAAAGCAGTAGCACCTCCTGAAGAACCATGTGATTGACCATAAACATATTGCGTACCTGCTATACTATTAAAATATACCCAACACTCAATAGTAAAATTATCAGTTCCTAATGTAAAAAGCCCAGAATCTGGTATTGATAAATAATCACTAGTACCATCAAAATATGCACTACCGCCTACCGCATCTTTACTATATGACCTAGTTGGTGCAAAAGGTGAAAATGGTTGTATCTTAGCAGGAGAGCTACTATCTGTTGTAAGCGCCATACTATTCGTACTATTATCAATAAACCTATTGCTTTGGCAAGTTAATAAAGATGTATTTGTAATAGCAGTTAAAGGTGCTGTTGGTACTGTAATACTTGCTCCAGAATATAAAGCTGTTCCTTTTAATATTCTAAAATTACTAATGTAACCGAAGAACCCATGATAACCAGTTGTACCTCCTCTGTCTTGTCCACCTAACATCATGCTTGCTGCTGCTATGCTATATGTACTTGTTCCTTGTGCTAGTCTTGACCCATTTCTATAGAGCGAAATATTGTTTGAACTTGATCCTGATCTTACTAACGCTATGTGATTCCATTGATTCAATGGACTTGTTGTGCCATTTAGAGTATTGCCACCATTTATATATACGAATAAATTACTGCTATTGTTACCAACCTGAAATCTATCTAATGTATCAATAGTAAAATACATATTAGTAGTAGCACCTGCTGTAGCTATTTGTGGTTCATAAGCCCAAAACTCAACAGTAAAATCTCCAGATAAATCTAATCCATTGCCTGAATCTGCAATTTCAATTGGGTGATTTCCATTAAGGTAATTACTCCAATATGTATCTTCTAAACTAAATGGGCTGAATGTACCCATAGCTACATCACCATTACGAGTAACCTGATGATTATATTTAGAGTCATCTACAAATCCTACGTTACGAACTGCTCCTGAGTATTGGCAAGTAAGTAGTTTAGTATTTGTTACGGCTGTTAATGGTGCTGTTGGAACACTAAAGTTACTTGTTCCATAGACTCCTGTTCCATTAACTACACGCAAATCTGCTATATAGCCTGTATACATAGATACACTTGTTTGATCTACATTGCCACCGATTGTTGCTCTTTGACCAGCATTATTAAGATTATTTGTTAAAGATGAAGTTGTTGAACTTACTTTTCCATTAACAGCATAATATTGAGTACCACTTATTCTTTGAATAACTATATGATTCCATTGATTTATTATGATTGGTATATCAGTTCCGGCTGTTCTATTACCACCAGAATAATTTCCTAGTGTTGAACCAAATAAAGTTAATGCCGATATATTATCACCACTATTGTTATTGCTATATCTTAAATCTAAAACAACAGAAACCGATGGTAAAATAGAAGGATATACCCAAGCCTCAAAAGTAAAGTCTCCTGTACCAACAGCAAAATCAGAACTTCCTATTGTTGTTAAATTATCAGTATTACCATCAAAAAACCCAGAACCTACATTTGCAGTTTTACTTTGTGTAAATGGTGTGTTGGTAGTTATTTTTGGGTTATTTTGAAATGTAAATGTATTTGCTGAACTAGAGTTATCAACAAATCTATTTGATTGGTTTGTAAGTAATAAAGTATCACTATCACTTGTAAATGGTGAAGTGCTAGGCGTAAAGGCAGAAGGGTACCTAGCTGTAGAAGACACTCTTAGATTTGATATATACCCATTCCAATCATTGTTACTAGCTGTCCCACCAATAACACTAACTTCTCCAATCCCAGTACTTCCAAGTCCATGCCAAGTGCGACTTCCTTCTAATGCTCCGTTAACATATAACTTTATAGTTCCTGAAGCAATAACTAAAGCAACATGATACCATTGACCCACTGTAAAATTATTTGAACTTTCTAAAGGTCTTTGTGTTCCATCATAATGATATGCTGTAAATTTTCCTGAAGTGGTGCTTGAAGTAGACCAAAGAGCACAATCCCAATATATGTTACCTTTACAAAACCATCCCATTGCATAATATTGAACTGAACTTGTTCTAATGGATGTAGGATATACCCATGCTTCAACTGTTTTAGTAGATGTTGATTTATTTGCAATAGTTAAATCATTAAGAAAAGATGCAGGTAATATTTTATGATTACAATTACCTCCTGAGTCAGCACTATCGTTATAAAACTCAGACCAATACCCATCAGGATAATAATGTGGGCTAAAGTCATTACCATAAGCATCACCATTAACAACAAGAGCATGGGCTGATGTAGAGTTATCTTTAAATGCTTTGTAGTTTGGATTACCTAATACAGAAGTATTCCCCTCACCTTCAGAACCATCACCATGAAGAAGTAATACAGTTTGATTAAAATTAGGCTCTGATTCTTCTGTCTCAGCACTACCTAAACCATAACCCAGTGGCTTTACTCCAGCTCCTCCTAATATCCCTTTTATCGGCATTAGTAAGTGACCTTTCCAAACTGAGTTTGAGAAGCTAGGCAAGTATACTGTGCTGTACCGCTACCCCCATCTGCTCCTCTAGTTATGTTTACTAAATAGCTATCTATACCAGCGGCATTACCTTCTGATGGGGCGGTGGTTCCTCCTTGCCAATGAACAGGTGAAGCTGTGGCACCATCTATTTTTATAGCTGTTAAATAATAAGCCGTGCTACCCATACTAGATTCAAAAGCAAATGAAGTGGTCTGTCCTACTGGTACAGTTGCAGAAAAAGCAGTGCTAGCATTCCCTCTAAAATTAAGCTCAAAGTTAGCTGCCGCATCATTCGTTCTGAGTTCAACATTGTGGCTTAATATATCAAAGTTAATTGTTCCAGTGGCACTTGTAGTGCTTATACTGGTTCGTTCTCTTAAAATGTTTTGAAAAGCCACCTGACTAGCCATTGTTGATATATCTGCCGTGCCTGTCCCTAATGTTACGTCATCAAATGTTTTGTTTGCCAATGTTTGTGTAGCGAGTTCTGATACCAATGTTGAGTCAGCGCTTTTTGGTAAGAGCATAGTGTTGTCAACTCCCTCACTGTGCGGCTGTGCTTTTATTCTTTGACCGTGTGAGTTGTTTCTACAGTTAAGTTGAACTGCTCCATCAGTGGAACCACCCCCTCTAATCTCCGCAATATATGAAGTGGGTTCTATAATTAAATTGCCAGAAGAGTTTTTATAGTAGCCCTTTACTGTATGTGTGCCTCCGACAGAAACATTTCCTGCAACGTCAAACGTGCCGCTTGCAGATAAATTAGCTACATCAACATCTCCTTTAACCCCCAGAGTTCCCCCAACTGAAGCATTGCCTGCAACGTCAAATGTACCGCTAGCTGAAAGATTAGCTACATCAGTATCACCTGTAACTCCTAAAGTTCCCCCAACTGAGGTATTACCTGCCACATCAAAAGTCCCACTAGCTGAAAGATTAGCAACGTCCGTATCACCTGTTACTCCTAATGTGCCACCTACAGAAGCATTACTACTCACATTTAATGTTCCGTCGGCAGATATATTTTTTGACGTAGTTGTATTTCCTATATTTAAAGTTCCTCCAACAGATGCATTACCACTAATCTCAAACGTACCTACCACATTCGAGCTTGTAAAAGTGTTAATTGAATTTACAATTCCGGCTGATGTACTGTATACAAAAGCTGTCTTACCTGCTGGAACTGTTACAGTGGGTGCTGCTGTAGAATTTTTAATTATCGTATCTACTGATAAACCGTTGTTTACAATATAACTCTTTTGTATATCTGGAACCTGTAGAATTTGCCCTGCTGTTCCTGTACCAGTTAAGTTTAATCGAAACCCCCTTCCTAATTGTGGGGGGTTGGAAAAGTTTGAAATACTTAAAGCTACAGTTGCTGTGCCTGCAAAAGCTATATCGTTTGTCTGACATATAGCTTCTTCTATCCCTCGTAAATTAGTATTTGTTTTATCACCCCAATCTCCAACACTTTCACCGGGAACCATTATCTCAATTTTTAAATCGTCTGATGCTGATGAAGCCATCTGAGTCTCCTATGTTTTCTGTCTTAATGTTTGGTTTAAGCCAACATATTTTTTAGCTACTCGTTCTGCTCCGAGTTGCGTATTACCTTTTGGTTTTACCGCTATTTCTTGTATAACTTTACCGTTTTCTAATATTTTAAATATATAAATCAATGCTATTCCCAATATATGTATATTCTGCCATTTGTACCATGTGCTCCGCCCGGAACTCCGCCTTGCCCGGCACCGCTTCTTATAGGGTCAGTGCTTTGCGGAGGAACGCCGTTTTCTTCTCCGGCTCTAACTTGTGTACTTCCGTCAGTAACATAAGGAGAATTTATAAAACCTGAGCCTCCTCCACCTCCAGGAGCAAAAGAGCCTCGGTCTCCACCTCCACCACCCCCGTAATATCCACCTCCACCACCGGATAAAGCTCCTGACCCTCCCTGTAACTGAGAACCGTCAACCCCTCCAGTGCCGCCAGTGCCACCGATACTCTGAGATCCTCCATCGGTGCCTCCAGCTCCAGCACTTCCTGTATCTCCCCCACCTGCACCACCAAAATAATAATTCCCTGTAGCTGGATTACCTGAGCCTCCACCACCACCGGCTATCATCACAGCGTTTGCAAAAGCTACACTTGAAATAAATATTCCTGAGTATCCTGCGCCAGCACCTCTGCCAGAAAAAGCACTAACTGTATTTCCTCCACCGGGAGCGCCTCCACTATTATTTCCTGTTTGTCCACCCCCACCAGAACGTATTGTAAATACAGTACCAGTCTCAAAAGTTATCATTCCTGATGAAAAACCTCCCGGACCGCCATACAGAGAACCGCCACCTCCACCTCCACCCCACATTTTTACAAGCATGGAACCTGTATTTTGCATTGTGGCTGTTCTTAATGTGTCATCGGCAAAATTATAAACATCCCCATTACCTAAGTCGTAAGTAGTAGCTCCTATGGTAAATATAGCTGGACCACCACCACCACTACCTTGCCCCATCGCTCTAGCTGATATTCCTCCTAATATACTTATTATAGGCATTAATAGTTATCCAATCCAAACTGAGTTAAAGAAGCTAAAGTAGTGTATTGAGCCGAACCTGTTTTTGTAACGCTTATTAAATAACTATCTATTGAGCTTGCATTACCTGAAGAGGGTTTAGTTCCTCCTTGCCAATATATTGGAGAAGCGGTTGTTCCATCTAGTAATATACTCGTAACATAATAAGCTGATGATCCATTTGTATTTAACATAGCAAATGTAGTTGTTTCTCCTGTAGCCATCATTTCATTCAAAGTTGTTGAACCATCTCCTATTAAATTTAGTTGAAAATTACTAGCGGCAGAAGATTGATTAAGTAATATTCCTCCACTTAACAAACTATAATTAAATGTACCAGTTGCTGAAGTGGTGTTAAGAAATGTTTTTTCTCTTAAATTATTATTAAACTCTACTTGAGAATTAACAGAAGTTACAGCATTTGATACTGCACCCAAAGTAACGTTGGATGAAAAAGTGGCTACCGAACCGACTGCCATACCTGAAGCAACAACAAGATCACCATTTATAAAAGTATTTATGTTCTCTCCGCCTACTGTTAAGTTACCTGTTATAACAGCAGAACTACCAACCTTAAAAGTACCTCCGACAGAAGTGTTGCTTCCTACATTTAACGTACCACTAACAGAAGCGTTGCTACTAACAGTAGTGTCGCCCGTTATTACAAAAGTACCTCCGACAGAACCGTTACCACCTGCGTCAAAAGTTGATTCAACTACCAAAGAAGCTAAACTATTAACGACATCAACAACCCCAGATCCCGTGCTGTAAACAAGAGTTGTTTTCCCTGCTGGAACAGTAACATCACTTCCACTAGAATTTTTAATATCTACGTCAGTAGAAAGAGCGTTTTTTACTATGTAGTTTTTTTCAATATCAGGAACTGTTAGGGATATACCTGCTGATCCAGTGCCTGTTAAGTTTAAACGTAAGTTACGAAATGATTGTGCACCGTTAGAATTATTTGCACTTAAAGTTAAACTAGCTCCAGAGAAAGAAACATCAACTGATCTACAAATAGCTTCTTCTAAAGTAGTGCCTAGATTTGTGTTTGTAATTGTTCCCCATGTACCAGAGTTTTCTCCGGTTGCCATAAGTTGTATTTTTAAATCTGTAGAATATGTTGAAGCCATTTTATCTCCTATGCTGCTTCTTTAATTTCTTGCCAATTTGGCGTTTGAGAAGTATCAACCACCCCCCAAACTAGTATTGTGCCTATCCCCCCAGTTGCGTTAACACCCGTTACAAGAATATTTGTGGGTCCTTCAGAAACTAACACGCTTCCTATATTTACAGAAGCTGATACTCCAGTAGTATTAACTAAAGCGTCGGGTGTAACTGATGCTGCTGTTCCTAATAAACCGTTTACATCTAACGTGCCTGTAATAGACTCGTTCCATGCTCCCGAACTCCAAGACGATCTACCCCATCCTGCTAAAGTTCTAGATACATTTACAGATACCGCAGCCATTTACGCTATCCTAATAATAGCCGCTGCACTAGTATTAGCTGGAAATATAACTGAAAAGTCTCCAGCGGAGGCTTGTTTAGTGCCACCAAAATCTAATACACAAACCGCTGCATTAGTTAATGTTGCACCTGTATTATCGGTTGTAGACGGTGTACTGTTATATATTAAAGCTCCAGCCGCATTAACAGTTACGTTAGTAAATGTTAAATCACTAAAATCTACAAAACTTGATGATGTTCCAGTAGTAACTCCCAAGTTTGTTAACGCTGAACCTCCAGCTACATAATTAGTGCCAACAGATTCACTATCGGTAACATATGCTGTTGTGCCAGCACTTAAACTAGCCCCTGCAGAATATAACGCTAATTTAAAGACATCAGATGTAGCTGAACCTTCTGGTCTAAAATCATGAACCCCTAATAAAGCCTGAGCTTTAAACGATGTGCACATTGCTTGTGTAATTGCCATTTTTTACTCCTCTAATAGTTTTACTAATTCAGGATATCCTGAATCTCTGAACCTGTGTGCAAGAGTCACATTATGACTCCTAACTGTTTCCTTCATATAATGAACCAAAACTTTCCGTATATCTTTTTTAAAAGTTTCGGCTTGCGCCCTAACTGCTGGATGAGAATTACTACCAACAGCTATTATTTTGTCTAAAGCCCTTTCAGCAACCTCTTCTGGGTTAAACCCTCTACCAGAAGTTGTCATAACTTTTACCCCTCCACCTAATAATACTGATGTGCTGTTACCAATCATTGTACTTTTAACCTCACTTGTCTCGTTCTATACATATCTTGACGGTTTTTACCCTCACTTAATTGTTTAAGTAACGCCATAGATTCGTTGTACCTCTGCACATAGCTTTGATACGTGTCTGCTTCACCTTTCATAAATATATGCGCTTCAATTAAAGCACCATAAAGTAAAACAGAATCAAAATTATCACCCAACCAAGAAGTGCTGCTTGTAACAATAGACGGAGGGTAATAAAAATAATGTAGTTCTGAAGTATAGTTTTGGTCTGGAGTTGGTCCTAGTATGTAGGAGTTTTGGTCAAACAACGCATAATGTGTTGGTTGCCCAGTGGTTGTAGGGTTAGGAAAAGCTTCACGTATAAAATTTACGTCTTTGTTTAATAGGTAACTATAATTACCAGAAGAGTCAATAACTGCTAAAGAAAAATTAGCAAGCCAGTCTAACGGCACTGTAAGATATTGATTATTAGAAGCTATGGTCCCCGTAACGTTTTTTCTAAGGTCTAATATTTGAACCGAGTTAAATACTTTTTGCTCTGCTTGATCTATAAAGGTGTTTATTTGTTCTGTGCTTGTAAGACTAACAGTGCTCCCATTACTACCTGTAAAAGACGTGGTAGGAAAGTCATTCTCACAATAACCTTTTATAGTTTCAAATAATTGACTATAATTCATTATCCAAGTCTTTTAGAAGAATTAGTCCCTTTTATAGCGGCTCCTGTACCTCTAGTTTTAACTGTTTGAGTGTTTGGGATATTGTTCGGATAACCGCCTTCTTTTGGGACAGGCACATCTACGGGTTGTTTAAATTTTCCTATATCATCCATAATTTCTCCTAGTTTGTAGTTACCGTAACAGTTCCTACGCTTGTAGTTATTTTTAAATTGTCTGTTAAATCTAAATTAAAAGGGTTATTAAAACCTACAGGGTCAAACCCATACTGATAGCTCCTAGAATCTGATTCTGCAAATCTTGTTAAATCTGGTCGTGGGTTCCTCAGAGCTTGAGGGTCGTTGACAGGAAACATACCGAGCTGTAATTGCGGTTGATCTTGCTCAAAACACTCTGGGCATACCAGAATATTAACATTTTTTATCTTTATTGTAAGCTCTTTTAACTCTTTTAATTTATATCTAAATCCACATCTATCACATTCTGCAATAGCTCTTCTGCCTCTTGCAAAATTAGACCCCATGTTAGTACAAAAACTCTCTAGGAGCTAATCTTAGCGGAGCTTTCTCTCTATCTTCACTAGAAGCTACCAACCATTGTTCTTCATAGTCTTGTTTTAACATTTGTATTCTGTCGGTTGCTTCTGGTATCTTTAAAGAAAGGTAGTATGCTAATCCTGATACTAAACAAGGCAACATTCTAAAAGGTATATCTTGCGTGTTAGTACCATTCCCAGCGTCTTGTATACGTCTCATTCTAAAATACACAAGCGTATAAAAACTACTTCTATCTGGCGTAGGCCATACTTTTACTTGAGGGCTTTGTACTACACCAGAAGAATTTGTGGCTCCTGATTGTCTATCTATAAATATTTGTACAGGCCGACCCGTAGCATTTTTGTTAGGAATAGTTGCATATGTGCTAACAGAGATACGACTAATGGTTAAATCTTGTTGGTTTGTGCCTGAACCTGTTCTAACCTGATGCTCTAACAAATCAATTGTATCTACAGGTAAATCGTAAGCAATAGTGCCTTGAGTTAAAGGTATAGTCCCCTCCTCAATTGTCCATAAGTTTATACCTCGATTAGCCCAATCAATCGTTAATAAATTTAAAGAACGTCTAGCTGTTTTAAGATCATATCCAGTACGCATCTCTGTACCGCATCTAGCAAACGCTTCTTCAGCCAAATCATTAAGATTTAAATTAAAATTGGTTGTATCTGTAGTAGCCATTATTTCTTTGCTTTCACACTATTTATGTATTTTCTATAAACCCCAGCAGCTTCTTTTTTATTCATAACTCTGGCTCTTTGTTCCATTG